AATCGGCCAACTCGTGGACTCGATCTACTCCAATTACTGGGCATACCCGGACGAGGAGAAGTACGGCCTGGCCGTTCAGTATCTCGTGGAACACAAGCAAAAGCGCGAAGCGCTCGGGATGCTCGGCGCGATGCACGTGCGGAGCAAGTTCCAATGGTCGCAGGCGGCCGCGGAGTTTGAGACAATCATGGCACCGGAGCAGGAAGCTGAGGCAGTCGCATGAGCTTGCTCTATCCGGTCACCCCCGCCGACGTGCGGCAGTACCTCGAATTTGACGCCACCCCGTCGAAGTCGAAGTACGCCGACGGCATCCTGTACGGCCATATTGCGGCTGCGAACAGCTACCTAGAACACGAAACCCATAGGTACCTCGCGGACCACGGCTCAATCGTGTGGAGCGCGACGACGCTACTCCGGGCGCAGATCACGATACCGGGCTTCCGCACGTTCTCTAGCGTCTCGTGGGGGCCGGTGGGCGAGACGGTCATTCTGAATGTCTCGATCCCCGGAGACGGCACCTCCGGTCCGCTGTATGCGATCCCCGATGAACTCTCGACGGGTGTCTACATCGCCCTTCAGCAACGTCCCTGGAGAGTGGACAACGAGAATTGGTACCTGTCGGTCTTCGATTGGTGGGGCCGGGCGTATGACTCGCCATTCTTCCCCGGCAACCTTGGCGGCGGGTACGCGTGGACCTCGCCAAACGACCTCCTCATTCAAGGCGAGGGCGGCTGGGCCTTCGGTTCCTCCCCGGACGCTTACCGCCATGCGCTCCTGATCCTCGCGTCATTCTTCACGAAACGGAGTACCTCGCTACTTGCGGATGTTGCGATTACGCCCGGCGGCGGGGTAGTCCACTACTCGCGGATGCCGGACGAAGTGCGGACATTCATCGACTCGTGGAAGCTCGGAGAGCAGGCTACCTCAGTTGGTTAGGCTATGAGCGAAACCCTGATCGGCTACGAAGCGCTACAGGCCCGACTACAGCGGTTGGGTCACATGGACGCACGCATGCTGAAGACGCTCGGGGCGCAGGTTATCCGCGAGGCCACGATTCGGGCACCGCAGAAGTCGCGCAACCTCGTGCGGACGCTGCAATACCAGCCGATTAGCGACACGGAAGCGCGGGTAGCGGCGAGGGCCAAGTACGCGGCCTTCGTAGAGTTCGGCACTGGACTCTACGGTCCTAAGCACGAGAAGATCACGCCCAACGCCAAGAAGGCGATGCGCTGGATGGGCGGTCCTGCGTCGGCGTTCCGACTCTCCGGCTCCGTCCGTTCTGGCAAGGCTGGCGCGGGCGCAGGCTACATCTTCGCCACGTCCACGAAGGGCATGCACCCGCACCCGTTCCTTGAACCCGGAGCCAAGGCGGCCATCCAAGGTGCCGGACTCGCCAATGAAGTCCACCTCGTTTGGGAGGGTAAGTGATGGTCTGGACCGGCACGGCCGTCATCCCGACGACGTTCCAAACCGACCGCCAAGATATACACGCGCTTGTGATTGCGATTGCCGACGGGTGGATCACCTACTGCCAGACAAACGCCATCGCTGAGGGGATCGTGCGCGCGCGCTGGCACGTCCTCCCTGAAACGCTGGACGGCGAGGGGCCATTCGTCTACCTCTCAGAGATCACCGAGCGGATCACGCACGACATGCAGACCCGGACGACGGTGTTCGAAGGCGGCGTCGGTTACGTGGATGCCTACGGCGATCCCGAAGAGGTAGACGACCGTATCAACGCATTCAGCGACTACATGCGGGACGTGTTCACGGCCAACGCCCAGACGATGGACTCCGGGCACGGCGTGTTCGAAGAATACGAGGCGGCCGATGCCAACCCCTTGCACGAGGGGCCTTACCCCTACCCCCACTTTATGATCCGCTGGCGCTATGTCGTCCAAGGCGGCTATCGATAAGGGCGTGAGCCCGAAAGGAGAGCAACAGTGTCGGTCACCCCGCTCCCGGGCCACGTAAGGTTCCGGGCTTATCAGATGGGACCGGAGAGTGCGATGAACACTCCCGTTCCTGCGACCCGGCGCTACCCGGGCAGGTTCACTCCGAACCTGAACCCGAACTGGACGGACCCGGATATTGATACCGGGACGCTCGGCCATGCGGTCCCTCCGTACCGGCTCGCGCCGACCTATAAGGGCCAGTACACCGGGCCTCTCGCGTTCGATGACATCCCGACATTCATGACCGGCATCTACAAGCCGGTTACCCCCTCGCCCTCGGGCGCGGCCATCACGTGGCTGTGCCTTCCGGCCGAGACAACCGTAGACAACTTCCAAACCCAGACCGCCGAGTGGGGCGACGAGGTTACGGGCGATCAGTTCCAGTACTACTCTGGCGTTCTAGAGAAGCTGGCGCTGGCGTTCCCCGAGAACCTCGCACCTGCGACGGTGACGGCTGACTTCGTGTTCAGCGGTATCTCTTACCCTCATACCATGACGGCCGCGCTCAATGTCGATGCCGCCCCGGTATGGGTGTACGGTGCCGACACGACGCTGGCGCTCGATACGACCGCCGGCGGTATCGGCGGCACGGTCCTGTCGAAGTCGCTGCACGGCGCAACGATCACGATCACTCAGGCTCTCGATCCCAAGCTGTTCATGGACGGCGCGGCCAATCGGTTCCTCATCCAAAACTACGGTCGCGGTCTGCGCGAAATCGAGTTCAGCGGCAGCTTCGCCAAGTCAGCGAGCGCTCTACAGGCCGCGGCGGATTGGCTCAATGCCAACGCACAGAAACGGTTCCTGTCCCTGAAGACGATCAGCCCGACGGTGATCCCGACCACGGCGGTTCCGTACAGCTCAGAGCATCGTTTCGCGGGCTACTGGTACACCCGTACCGAGGCCGTCTACGGCACGAATAACACCGGCCTCGCGCTCGTGTGCCGCACCGTCTATGACTCCACCCTCACCTACAATTCGTGGTGGCAGGCGATCAACGCCCGCGCCAGCCTCTAGACCACGGTAAGGAGCGCACCGATGTCTGAACCGATCCGGATGGAACTGGAGGGGTACGTTTGCGCGTGCCCCTCCCACCCTCACAAGGTGGAGTGGGTCGATCTCGAACCCGCCGTGACGATGCCGATGGGCATGGCCGCGATGGCGTGTTTGCAGGCGACCGACGCCTCCGACTCGAACACCTTCTACGGCGAACTGGCCCCGGTCGTGCTGCGCTTCGGCATCCGGGCGTGGTCATTCACTGATGAAAAGAAGGGCTCAGTCAACATCAACGCCGACTCAATCGCGCGGCTCCTGCCGTTCGGGAACGGCGGCTACGAAGTGGCGAACAGGTGCCTCGGGTTGTACCTGGAGGAACTGATGCGCCCTTTAGTGAAGAAACGACTCGCGCTCTTGGCGACTATGCCGATGGCACCTACGACATCTCAGACGCCCGAGTCTGGTGGGAAGCCCCCTACGCCGCTCTCGCCGTCCTCGCGCAAGTCAACGGCTGGGCCAACGTCAGAGGCCCCGGCCCCATGACGTGGCGGGAGGCGGCCGCTTCCTTGCAACTCGCGGCAGAGGAACGCCACGGGGCACCTACCCGCGCGCGCTGGCTCGCCGTGAAGGCGCAGGAAGACGCCGCCGCCCAGAAGTCCAAGGAGGCCGTGAGTGAATAGTTTCGGCCAAGCTGCCGAACTCGCCATCCTCCTGACCTTAAAGGATCAGGTCACCGGGCCGCTCAACAACATCGATCGCTCGCTGTCGGGGTTGAATACCAAGACGGCGACGGTCGCGGGCGGCATGAGCAAGATCGGCTCCGGGCTCGCGCTCGGGGCCGAACGGCTCGCAACCGCTGGAGTGGCGCTCGGCGTGGCGATGGTGGGTATCGCCGTCAAGGCGACCGACGCCGCCAAGACATACCAGGCCGAGATGGAACTGCTGCGCTCGCAGACGGGTGCGACGCAGACCGAAGTTGACTCCGCGTCGAAAGCCGTCCTGTCGATGGCAGGCTCTACGGCGACCTCCGCTGACACGTTGGCGGCTGGGCTGTACCACATTGAGTCAGCAGGTCTGCGGGGATCGCAGGCGCTCGACATGCTCAAAGTGGCAGCCGCTGGCGCAAAGACCGGCGGGGCCAACCTAGAGGACGTGACCAACGCGCTCGTGGGCGCGTGGCAGTCCGGCGTCAAGGGCGCTGGCAACATGACGGAGGCGATGGGTACGCTCAACGCCATCGTCGGCGCAGGCAACATGCGGATGCAGGACCTCACCGATGCGATGGGTACGGGCATCCTCGCTACCGCCAAGACTTTCGGCGCGTCGATGTCGTCGGTGGGCGCATCTATCGCGACCATGACCGACGAGGGCATCCCGGCTACCGATGCCGCGACGCGCTTGCGCATGACCATGAGCCTGTTGGGCGCGCCGACCTCCAAGGCCCGCGATCTATTCAAGTCCATCGGACTGTCCTCGACCGACCTCGCAAATGCAATGCGCGGGCCGGGCGGACTGACGGACGCGATCACCGAGCTCCACGATCACATGGTCAAGGCCAAGATGATCGACGCCTCGGGCAACATCGACACCGCCGGCGCGCAGTTCCTCTCGGGGGCCTTCGGTGGTGGGCGCTCATCTGCCGCAATCATGACGTTGGTCGGCAACTACGACCTGCTCATGAAGAAACAAGCTGCCGTTACCGCTGGCACACAGGACTTCGGGGCATCGTTTGCCGCGACGCAGGACACCGTTGCGTACAAGGAGGCCTCACTTGCGGCGTCCTTCGATGCGCTGAAGATCACGCTGGGCGAAAAGCTACTGCCGGTCGAGTCGAACGTGCTCGACGCGCTTGTGCAGATCGTCTCTGACCCCGCTGTGACAACGGGCATCAACAGCTTCGGGGACTCGCTGGCGGGCATGTTCAGCCCGGACAACATCCAAGGCGCGGAGCAATTCATCCGCGACGTGATCCCTGGCATCAAGGACTTCGCGACGGGCATTCTCCCACCCCTAGTCGAGGGGCTGAAGATCAGCGGGCAGGCCGCTAAGGCCGCCATCGATATGTTCATGGCGCTGCCTCAGCCTCTGCAGGCCGCCATCATCGCCGTAATAGCGGGTAACAAGCTTACCGGCGGCCTCGTGGCGTCTGGGCTGGGCGACCTAGCCAAGGTGGCATTGGGCCAGGGCGCGAACGCCGTATCGGGGAGCGGCGGCGGGATACTTGGCGTCCAGAAGGTCTTTGTGGTCAACATGCCAGCCGGGGGGTTAGGCGGCGGATTGGGCGGGGCCGCAGGCGCGGCCGAAGGACTCGGCGCGACAGCGGTAGGCGCGGCCGAAGGCGGCGCTGTTCCTGGACTGATCGCGGCTGGCACCGGAGTCGGCATGGGCGGCTTGGCACTCGGCGGCGCGATAATGATAGCCGGGCTCGCGGCCGGTGCCGCCCTTGGCGCAGCCTCGCGGACTGTGCTCGGTCCCGCTGGCCCGGAGACTTCACGCTACAACCCGATCAACGGGCAGGCGCTCAACCAAAGTCCGATACCGGGCATGTACGGCAACGGTACGGAACTGGACTCCCAGACGACGGCCGGCCGCGACACCGCTGCGACCGATGCCCACTTAGCGACTGTGGCGGCACTCGCAGCAACCGAGGCGCTGCAATCGCAGACCGGCTCCAGCCATGACACGAGTGGGTTGGACGCGCATATCGCGAAGGTGGTTACGGCCCACACTGTCGCCACGAGCACGGCTCCGATCCGAGGCGTCCCCGTCCCGCATACAACGGCCGCTGAAACTGCCGCCGCGCTGAAGTCCGTCCAGTCCTTCTTCACCTCCAAACCTGTCGTGACGGTGGCTGGGTTCTCCGATCTGCTCAACCACCGCGACACCTCTGCGACCGATCTGCACAATGCGGCGCAATCGCTCAGTTCTGCTGTGGCGACATGGCGCGGGGCTTCGGCTTCGCTTGACTCGGCAGCCAAGGAGCTGCACGACTCTCGCCCGCCGATCCCGAACGTCTCGGTCACCGTGAACACAACCGTCACGGGTAAGGACGTGGCGCAGACGCAGACACATTCGCATTGGTACACCCCCGGCGGTGGCGAGGTATCGATGTGAGCCAGACCGCCAAGTGGGGCAACCTCGGGGCCGGGTTCACGAATAACATCTCGACAAAGGTGCGTTTACCCGGCGGGGGAGCGGTGCCGTGGATGCTCTCCGAAGGTGGCGAGAAAGCCGCATGCGCGCAGTCCGGGTTTGGCGTCGAGGACCCCTTGGCCGCCGCCTCTCTGGTCGGACTGAAGGAGGTTCACTTCGAGGACTCAGCCGCGACCGACCCGACGCTGTTTGCAGGTTTCTTCGACAATCGCAACGTCCAGCGCGCGACCACTCGGGGGTTGAGAGTAGACGCACAGCGCGAGTGGGATACCTCGGTAACCGATCTCAACGTGCTCCTGTCGGACTACATCATCGACTCAGGGAAGCGTCCGGCCGAGACGGACATACAGCGCATCGATTGGCTGCTGGCATCGGGCTACTGCCCTATCGGAGTTACGCCGTTCATCGATCGAACCTCGCCCACGAGTCTCCCGGAGGCGGACTACACCGGCCGGACGGCTTACGACGTTCTCTCGGAGGCGTCGAACTTCTCAAACAAGAACTTCCTTGTTCGCTGGGAGCAGAACTGCACGTGGCCCGATCCGGCCTCGCCGTGGTACGGGACCATGAGCGGCGGATACGTCGCGCCGGTTGGGGCTGGGTGGAGTTCGACCGACGTTCTGGGCGGCCAATACAGCGACGGCTGGGGCGGGGTTGGCGCTTACCAGTACGTCGGCTCCGTCTATCCCTCGACCCTCGCCTATTCCGCTTCCCACAGCGGCTCTATCTCCGGTACCCCCATCCCTGACGCTTACCCGATCGTCAACGGCGGAACCGTACCTACCCAGCATGCAAACAAGTGGGGACAGCCCCTCTATGCGGTCGGGGGTAGCTACGCGGAGGATGTTCGATGGACTTGGGACCTCGGGTCGGCTCTGAATATCGCGACGGTGGGTCTCGTCCAATGGGATGACGAGCACTCCAACATCTACCCCGCCCTCTGGACAATGAGTATCGACTACTCAGACGATGGCACGACGTGGACGACGTTGTTCAACGATGCTGCCATTAGGACGAGCGGTGCCCACTCCGGCACCTTCATAGGTTCCGCCTCCGGCAATCATCAATACTGGTCGCTCCACATTGCTACTTCCGGGTCGAGCGTCGCAACTTCAGTCATGTGGTTGTGCGGCGGGTTCATGCTGTGGGGCGGAACGGCGAGCGGTCCAGGTCCGGCACTGATCTACCACGCCTATAACTGGTCCGACGATGTCTCGACGCTGGCAATCTCCAACGTGCTCGCGGACTACGACGGTGCGACGACGTTCGCGCCGGGCGAAGCCGATCAACTCGTGCGCAATCCCGCCCGCGTGTTCTCAGGCGTATGGTTTGAGTTCAACGGCGGGCACGTCTACGCCACATATGCGGCGACGATGGCGGCCTTCCGCCATCGCGACGTTCGCGCGAGCGACCTGAACTGCACGACCTACGCTGGCGCTTTTGCTTTGGCCTATGCGTATCTGTCGCGGTGTAACACCGAAGAGGATCGGTTCACAGTCCACATCCCCGGCGTGCCGTCGGCTTCGGTGAATAAGGCTCGCCCCGGCCAACGCATCCCCGTCAGA